CGCCCTTCGTATGCGCCGCCGTATCAGCCGTGACAGTCACAGAACCCGACGACGTAGCAAGATTCGTCAAACCGGTGTACCACGAGTCCGGCGTCACGACCGGTGCATCTTCCAGAATGCTGACCGTGTTGTTCGATTCGGTGACGGTGACTGTGTTGGTCATCGGGTGACTTCTCCTCGGCAGGTGAACGTGCCCATCACGAGCCGTTCGACGGTTGAGCCCGTGACGAGCTCGAGGTCGTACACGTACTGGCCGGCGGCGACCGCTTCGGACGCTGTAGCAGTAATGGCCAAGTTGATCGTGCCAGCTGCGCCGCCGAGGGTGAGGCCGCCGTTCGCTGTCGTCAAGTCCAGAATCGTTGACGTAGACGGCACGGTCTGCCGTACCTGCATCCGAGCCGTGTAACCGGTCAAGTCAATCAGGTTGCCGTCGCTGTCCTTGTACGTCCACTGCTGCGACAGCGTTGCGCCCTGGTCGATCGTCATGTTGTATTTGCCGGCAAGTGCCATCGGTTGCTCCTACAGCAGAACGCCCACGAGCGTCGAAATCACAGCGATCAAGATCGCGACCAGCAGCCCGAGAGTCCACTGATACTGGCGGTCGAGGCGATCAAACAGGCGATCGTCGTTGGCGACAAGCCGGCGAATGTCCTCGTCGTGGCCGTCGACCCGTGCCTCGAGGTGAGCGATTTTCGCTTCCATGTCGTCCAGTTTGCCACAGCCAGCCGCGCTAGCCGATGAGCTCATAAAGGTCAGCTACGACGTGTTCCATGTTGTCCGCCCGCACTACCGGGCCGTCAAACGTGCGTAGCCACGTGTTGACGTTGCTGATTTTGCGGGCTTTGTTGCCGGCGGTCACCCACGCTTCGCCGGACGTGTTGCTGTAAAGCGTTTCCATATGTTCCCCGCTATCAGTAATCGGGTCGGGTTCGATGAGCTGCGCCAGGGCGTTACCTGGGCACGCTGTGAACGATAGTGCACGGTGCCCGACGACGTTGGCACGGTTCGTCAGAAAGCCGAGGTTGGCGAGCTCGGTGCGTAGCGTGTCAAACGCTCGCCGTTGCTGAATCGTAACGGACTGTTTTTCGTAGTTGCCGATTAGGGCGACGCTCATAGTGTTTCGGTTTGACAGCGTTGCGCCGGCGCGTGTCGAACGGTTTGCGCCGTTGCGGTAAATCGTGCCTCTTGAGGTGAACAGCGTGCCGTCGGGGTGTAGAAGCCAGCCGTAGGGTACCGAAGTGAACTTGGCGGAGAACCGTCGCGACCAGATGACGTCCTCGACGCGTTGAGCGTCACGTACCGGGTTCGTTGATGTCGGTGTGACGGTGTGATGCACGACGAGCGCAGCGGAAGGGTTCGGGCGGCGTAGCGTCGGTCCCCAGCGGCCTCGGCCCGTCCAGTCGTCGAACGGGACGACGTTCATTGTTTGCGTGGGCCTTCGAGGAACAGGGCGATGACAGCCGCTGAGAACGTCGCGATGGCTCCGGTGGCTTCGGCTGAGATGTCAGCGCCGAGCGACGTGCCGAGGGAGACAGCGGCGACCACGACAGCCTGTAGGCGGGCCGGATAGGTTTTGATGCGTGACAGCATGTCAGTCCCTTACGCTGGCGGGTCGGGCGGCGTCCACGTTGAGGCAGGCGTCCAGTTGGCTGGGGCATCGCGTAACTCTTGCCGATAAGCGGCCCATGCTGCCTGTTGACCGGTCGGGTCGTCTGCAGTTTGCGTCCAGTCAGCTTTGCCGATCAGCGCGTTCCGGACTCCGCGCATTCGTTCCAAATAGTCGGTGTCGCCTATCCAGTCGGGATCGTTTGGCGATGTCAGGTCGATAGGTTCGGCCATGATTTTGTTCCTAACTGCTTAATTCGACAATGACGATGCCGTCGGCACCTGCGCCGCCGGGTTGGTTTGCGGCAAAGTTGATGCCGCCCGACCCTTGGCCGCCTGCGCCAGGAACTAGGCCAGCCTGTCCGGTGTGAACAAGGAAACCAGACGTCGTTGCAAAATTGCCTAGCGACTCATTATTGGAGCCGAAGAATGACTGGCCGCCGCCACCAAGCCAACCTATAACCGTTGGGTTGACTGTCTCGAATAAGTAACCGAAGAAGCCGCAACTGCCTTTGCCTAAGTCATCGCCCGCTGTGCCGATGCCGCCATCGCCGCCGTCGGCGCTATCGCCGTAGATGGGGCCAGCAGAATACAGGTGCCTGCCGCCTAGGCCTGGACCGGCAACTACGAGAGTGCCAAACGACGAGCCAGTGCCGTCGTTGCCGTCAGCAGCCGAAACGCCTGTGCCGCCAGCGCCAACAGTGACCGTTTCCGACGCTGCCAACGTTGAAACCTCAACAGTTTTGATTGCCCAACCGCCGCCGCCGCCGCCTGCACCGACCGAACCTTCACCCGCAGTTGTTGACGTGTTGCCACCGCCTGCTCCTCCGCCGCCGACAACCGTGATCGTTGCATATTTCGCCCACGGGTAAGACGCTTTGACGAAAGTGTCAACGCCTGCGGCCGTGTACTCGACGCGTTCTTGGCGGGTGCTTGCAACACCTGCAGCGGTGAGGACATCGTTCCACGCGCTGCCATCGTAGATTTGCAAATAGTTCGTGTCGGCCAGATAGCAAACCATGCCCTCGGTCGGTGACGTGATCGCTGCGTCTCGAGCTGTCGAGTCAGCGAACGTCATCACGGCCTGTTCCATGAGGTACGTGTTGACCTGGGCAGCGGTGAGAACCTCACCAGCTACGAACGTCCGAAAACCTGCGCCTGCCATATCAGAATCCTAACGTATCGGTGTCGAGCACACCGTAATCGGTTGAATCAAGGATGAATCCGATCAGTTGGACGCCGTCCTCGAGCTGCACAGTGAGCTGCGCTGACTGCGGCGAGATCGCCCATTTGATACCCGAAACGACACCAGTGAAGTCGAGGGTGGCGGTTGAGCCCTCGGGGCGAAGCTGAATCGTGCAGGTGTCGCCGACGCTGTACTTGACGAGTTGCCACGAATCGTTGGTGCCGGTTGTGATCGGCTGCATTTTTATGTCGCGCACGTTCAGCGGCGGTGCGCCGTCGGTGCCGTACTGCGCCAAGAACGACTGCGCTACCGCCAGTGTTTGCGCGTCGTCCAAACAGAGCAGCCCGGTTCGGTTGATGCTGCGAGCCCCGAACTGGTCAATGTTTGCGCTGGTTGTCTGCTCGGTGCCGCCGATACTGGTAAACGACGCCTGTGAGTATGAAGTGGTCGAACCAGATGCGAAATCAATGCTTGCGAAGTAGTGCGGTTCGGTGCCGGACGTTGCAAGGCGGGCGTCCCACAAGTTCAGGGCGGTGAGCTCGTTCACGCCGGTGACGGCTTCGCTGACCGGGAGCTGTCCTCGGCTGCGGAACGTGACCGAGTTGTACGGTTTTGTGCCATTGATCGGTAGCCCGTGCCGGACGTACACGTCGCCGCCATTGCTGTGCTCTATTTTTGTCAGTAGCGCGCCAGCAGTGCCGGTGTAGTCGACTACAGCTTGCAGCGTTTGGCCGGCGTCGCCAGACGGGTTCACGACGGCGTACTGGCCGATTTGCGGGCTGACAGCGGTGGCTGCGGTGAGGGCTTCGTCAAGTGCAGCAGCCGCCGTGCTCGACGGTATATCAAGGCCGTCAGTCAAGTTGTACCCGAGGCGAGTCGTGTCGAGAATGCCGTCCGTTGCCGAGTCGAGCTCAAACCCGTATGAGCCGCCGTCGAACGAAAGCGTGCCGAGCATTGTGAGCGCGTCGACCACAGTGACTGTCACGGTGGCGTTGTACGTGTCTGAGAAGGTGTAGTCGATGTCGGCGACGTATCCGGTGAACGCTGCCGGCGGGCCGTGCGTCCAAGTCGGTGCGCCTCCACCGGTCACGTCGGCGTACAGTTGAACCTCGACACCGAGGAACCGGGCGTTTGAGTAAGTGCCGCCGGCGTCGGGCGTGTAGGCGCTGTCGGTGTTGTCGAGCTCGAGCGTCATGGTGCCGCCCGAATAGGTCAGGGCGTCGCCTCGTTTGCCGTAGGACACCGAAGCGCCGAGCACGTCACCGATCGGCACCGCAGCCGGGTTAGCGCCGCCGTCCTTGTCGACCGGCTGAAAGTCAAGCGCCCACGCCCAGGTCGCCATCAGAGCTGCCCGGTGAGGATCGGCACCGTACCGCCATGAGCCCTCGCGTAACGCTGCAACGCTGCCACGACGTCGGCACCATCGCTGCCGGGCGGCATGTTCACCGTCACGTTCATGCCGCCGCCCATACCGCCGGCACGGTCCAACGGCACGACCGCTTCGGGGCCAGCTTCGCCGATCAGCGCCAGCGTCGGGCCTGTCACGATGCCGCCCTCGGCGAAAGGGGAAATTTTATTGATTAGGC